GCTGTGAGCAATATACCTCACTACAGCCTCCTTCTCCTTCTCTGCAGCCTCCTCGTTCACCTCAGTATCCTCAGCTTATCCTTCAGCTTCTGATGCAGATCCTTATTACTCACCCTAGTTCCCTCTATAGCTGTCCTCAGCATCCCCTTATCCGGCTTTGGCTGCATCAGGAGGCTCAAGCTCAACTCTGTCCAATACTGCTTGGCACTCTCCACCCCTGCCGGCCTATGCTGCCGCCTCTTCTCCTCCCAGCTATCCGCATATCCCTTCTCCAGCTTCATATACCACTCCGGTACGATCCTGCCGCTAAACAGCTCCTGCGTCTTCTGAACAACATCAGCCACCTATCACCACACTCTCCCCCTGATAACCACAGGGACAATTAAACTGAGCATACTGGTTCTCTGCATCCCTCCTGCTGCCCAATACTTCCACCTCCTGCACCTGCTTCACCTGAGCACACTGAGGGCAATACAGCCTTGAATCTGCTGCTATAGGATCAGAAGAAGGAGGGGAGTATTCTAGTGTGCGAGGGTAAGGAAGGGGGTGGGGGGCGTTATTAACCCCCTCCCCTGTTGTGGGGCTGCCCCCCTCTTGTTCTAGCTGGCTGGAAACCGTCCCTAAAACCGCCCCTGACCCTTCGGGATCCTTAGTATCCACATCAATAACATTCGATTCATAGTCAGATGATGAGTCCAAAGCATTACGTTGCTGCTGCATCTCAAGTAACTGATCCGGTGAGATCGTCGAAGAGAAAGACATCGTCTGCATCTCCACCTTCTTGCTGGTTGAGTAATCTTTACTGAAGCGAGACTGCAGTGTTTTCAGGGCCAAGTGGCCGTCACCGTTAACGATTTGTTCGTTGATGGTGATGTGGCAAAGGTTGGCATATTGGCTCTCTGCGTGTGCGAGAGAGTGAGAAAAGTCAGGGAATGTTTTCTTCCAATCGTGCAGTGTTTCCTTCCTTATCCCAGCAGCAGCAGCAGCTCTCTCCAGAGGCAATCCAGCAGCTACAAACCTCAGTAGATTCTCCACTATTCTCGGTGTGTAATCGCTTGGTCTTCCCATCTTCACCTTACCTCTGGCGATGTCTCTTTCCAGTGTCATCACTGACTTAGGCAGGTGAATCGTTTCCAGATGCTGCGCTCTCTCAATGCGCTCTCCCTCAGACATCTGCGCTACAGCTTTGTCAGTCTGCTTGACTCTCCTTGGCAGCTTCTTCTTAGCTGCTTTCTTCTTCTTAGCTGGCATTAGTAAACTTCCACCTCTGCGTCAGTTTCGATCCAGCATTGTGCTCCACAGCTCAGAGGTTTCTCTGGATTGTAGACTACCCTGCTCTCTCCTTTGATCTTAACGCTCTTCCCGTAACGGTTGCGCTTGTAATCCTTGGCTGTGATCACTGGCTCAGTGGTTCCTTCTTTACGGTTCTTTTTGATCTTGTGCTGGTTTATGTGAATCACTGTCTTCTTCTTCTTCACTGCCATAGCTTCTCCCCTATCGTCATCAGGATCCTAGCGTCCTGATGCTGCGCTCTGTGTAGCTGATGCAATCCCTTTCTCAGGATAATCTCAGCCTCTCTGTGCTCTGTCGCTTGCAGTGCCTTTAGCAGGCTTTCCTGCGCTTCTCTCAGTTCAGTCATCTCTTCCAGATCTATAATATGCTTTCTTTGAGCCATAGACAGCCCTCCAGTGCATTTTTATTTCTCTCTAGTGTCATCACAGTGCTCACAGTCTACTAATGCCTTACAGAGGCTTCTAGAGGCTTTTCCTTAATTCAGCAAGCTGCTGGGCAAACTGCAGCCTCTCAGCGTCAGTCAGCGTCTGCTGTTGCTTCTGTGGCTTTCTGGCAGCCTTCTGCCGCATTGGTTGCGGATTAACCTTACCGGCAGCCTTCTGCTCCAAGACGCTGATAGCATCCAGCAGCTCCCGGTACTCAGCCTTGTGCTCCTGTCGGATCCGGTTGCTACCGCTGACGCAGTAGATCCCAGCCTCCTCCAGCTCCTTCTTCCGCTTCTGCAGCATCTCAACCTGCTGCTTGAATCCCCACACTTCTCCCCTAGATAGTTCTCTAAATACTTCTGTAATCTTATTATTATTACTATCAGTATCAGTATTATTATTATTCTTCTTAACTAGGTTATTATCTATTCTAGTAATAGTACTATTATTAGTTTTAGTACTAAAACTAGATACAGGTTGATTTAAAGTAATAAGCATATATCCACTGTTATTAGCTATATTAGTTATATATTACGAAAAAAAGGCATCTAAACCTCTCACTCTTAACGGTTTGCAGCTACAGAACGGTATCCTTCTCTGGAATTAGCTGTTTCCTTTTTCCAGAGATAGCGATCAAACTGGACAACCTGCTCTCTGTATTTTTCATAAACACTGGTGATTGCATCGAACTGATTTACAGCATATCTGGCAGCTCCTCTCTTCTTGTTTATGACAACATCGATAGCCGAATAGGAATACCCTTTTCTTCTCAGGATTGAGCAGACAATGAACCTTGGCCAAACTACGTTAAACTGCCTGCCATCATCTCTGATACTGCCGGGTTTGAGACCCCAGTAACCCTCTGCTGCCTCAATTATCTGATTAGCCTCATACAGAGGCATAGGAGGGTTTTCAGGGACTTTACCCAGCCTTCCTACTACAGCACCTTCCACAGGATCAGGTAATCCCTCACCTTGCCCCTCAGCATCCCCTGCTGCCTCGTTACTGCGTAGCTCTTCCCTGCTGCTTCCATATCCTTTGCCATATTCTCGATTATCCACAGCTCTTTCCCCATTAGGCAGGGCTGGCTGAACTGAACTGCGTTTTCTGGTAGTTGTTCCCTGCTGATTATCTTCATCACTTTTCTTTCGCTTGCTTGCCATATTTTAACCTTGGTTTATGTTTTAATCCTCTCTTCTCCAGCACTGCCTCCAACTTCCTCTTGAACTCGCCCAGATCCCCCCTACTGATGTAGGGGGCGTGATCTGAGCCGTCTGGAGTTACCTCGATAGTCTTATGCTTATCATTCACCAGTAGCCTCCTGTAGGTTGTTTGGATCCAAAGCCTGCAGGTTGCCCAGAGTTGGCTTGTACTTCTTCTGAAGCTGCCAGATCTCCAATGCCCTCTTGAATACGTTCCAAGCATCTTTAATCTCTTCAGTTGTCCAGATCTTCTCCACAGGAGCCTCCGGTTTGGCTGAGTTTATGACCAGTGACATACAAGCCGGCATTGGCTTGAAACACTTACGATATGCTGCCAACTGTAAGGGCCAAGTATCGTGAAATTTAGCCTTATTGCCTTTGACGTTCTGCGTCTTGAAATCAATCAGCATACTTGGAAACTTGTTGTATTTAGTTTGGCCAACTAGATCCACAGTGCCGGCATATCCGTACCTGTGGTTCACTACAACCTTCTCAGCCGCCATTACCTTCACAAGTCTATCCTTACTCCACTCGATGTATTTCAGAACATAAGGGAGAACGTCAGGATCGTTTTCGTGATTGAAAATGCCATTATTGTAATCCTCGATCTGGTTGTGGACTCTTGTACCAAATCCTAACGTCTCGCCCTGCTTCTCTCTTAGACCGTAGTGAATGCGTTTCTTGTAACTTTTAAGATCCTCATCATCTAGTGGTCTCTTGTAGTAAGCTCCTTCGATACACTCGTTGCATCTCCACTCGTTGATTTGAGGTTTGTCTAGGATCTTCAGCATCTCAGTAACTGACGGGTAAAGATCCTGCTTTCTAGCGTGCTTGAGTGTGGTGTTCTTCCCGTCTGGCTGGGTATGTAGTGGAGAGCCACTGGCTGTGTACCAGTGGCCCCCGCTTTGGCCTTTAGCCTCAAACTTCTTTGGCTGAACTATTAACATACTTCAATATCCTTGCTGTTTTGTGAATCGAAGGAAGCAATATAATCCAAAAGGCTCTGGAAGTGGATTAGCCTAGTCCCTCTAGCATTTGCGCTTTCTCGCATTGCTATTGATTTAACCGGCGGGTTTTCTCCTCTTATTAATTGGAAAATCTTCGACTTCGATAGTCCTGTATAAGGGCAATTTCCCGATCTTGGAGGCCTTATGTAAATCGGAGTAATATCATTCATCTGTGCTTAATTAATAAGGTTGGTTATCCTCAGTCACTGAATCGGTAGCAGCCTGCACTGTGTTCTTCAGTGCTCTCTCCTTAATCCGATCTCTGGCTGCAGTTGGATCCCACTCGCCGGAAGGTTCCAGTGCTTTAGTCTCTGGGTTGATTGTGCTGACGTTAGCCCAGACTCTGCCGTTATCGTCAGGGTTGTGCTTGATCCTTAGAGTAGCCCCTTTGCCAAGTAAAAGCACCTTCAGGTCGATATTGCCCTCTGTGGGTAGCTCCACCCCCCAGTTATCCAGATTGTCCCGTAGCTTCGCAATCTGGCCCGTCTGCCCCGGTTCTGGCTTGAAAAGGCTGGCAGGGAAATCTGCTGAGATTGCAAAGGGTCTACCGTCTTGCATTTTAGTTTCCAGTTCAAAGACCAATCTGGCCCTTGGCTTAGGCTGCCAAGCAGGGTTTTTGCTGGGTACACAGTAGCGACCTAGATCATCAGGCTGCACTCCCATAGCTTCACCTATGTCGATGACATCGACACAGACGGCTGCAATCATCCCCTCTGGGGCCAACTCGTATTCCTTCTTTTCCTTTTGTGTTATTAACATATCTGTTATTTCTCTTTTGTTTCTAGTTCTTCAACACACTGCACCAGATCTGATCTGCGTAGGATGTTGAGAAAGTCTTCTGCTGGTAGCGTACAGAGCCAGCCGTGATTATTCTTGGTGTGAGCAACTACCGGGATCTTGCCGGCAGCCTTGTCAAATAAAGCCTGTTTGATTGCGTCCCAGATGTTCAGCCTCTCCACATTCTTGACCTCCCAGTGGATAGCCGGCAGTTCAGGGCATTGGACATCAGCAGAGGATCCGTCTGGCGACTTGCCTGAGAACTGCTGGCTCCTGAAGCTCTTGCCGAAGCCAAACTCTCGTAGCATATCACGCCACTGGCGTTCGCCTCTCTTGCCCTTCTCTCTGCTTAGTTTGCCACCCATTGCTCTAAATGCTTGACGTTAATTCTGGTGATCTGAGGGGTGAGTTTTACTGCCTTCAGGGTGTTGGCCTTGATTGCCCTTCTGATTGTGTCAGGTGATATTGAGAGCCTCTTGGCAGCGTCCTGTACTGAGATGTGAGTTACCACTGTGAACCTCCTAGAGGGTGAGAGGTAGAGGAGTGAGACGTTTGTGCAAGCAGGGGAAAGCAATAAAAGACCCTGCATCTTACTGTCCTAGTTAGAAGGAGCTGGTTCATAGCTTTGCGCGTACGACCAACTCAACAAGCACGCCCGTCATTGTCATATTCCTAGACTTAGCCAATGCCCTTAACCGTCTAATGACAAAGAGCGGAAACCGATAGTGAACGCTCTTTCTTTTTTCCTCCTCTACCTCCTGAATCATAACAATCACGCCCGATCAAAGGGCGTGAAACGTGTGTACACCGTGGCTACAAATTAGACAAGATCTTTTTGCAAAAATATTAGTTGTAGTGTGTACACACACCTGCGAGTGTCCCGCCTGTGGCTGCTAAAGATAAGAAGAATAAGGAACTTGTACACTTCCGCTTTGATGCGGATCTGAATGAGTTGCTGGAGGCAGCAAGTGATTACTTAGGAGTCCCGAAGACTAGGCTTGTCGAAGACTGTATCAGGCACAATCTCGACAAAGTCATAACTAACGAGGAAAGCCGCAAATCTGCGGCTGCCAAGGCGTTCAAAAAGGTACGCAAGCAGATCTCTCTTTAGCTGCTCGCTCTCTTCACTGTTAGCTTCTTTTTGCATCGGCGGCAGGTTACTTCAACCAGTGAGACAATAGCTGTCCCAGCTAAAAACCCTCCTGCGTTCAAAAACACAGGAGGGTTGTAGTAGATTGCAACAGTTAAAAAACCGTTGCTCTATTTTATGATTTCCACCTAAAACAGGAGAGTTGCAACAGATTGCAACAGTTAAAAAACCGCTGCTCTATTTTACGATCTCCACCTTAACCTTCAGGATCCCGGCATCTGTGTGGCAGAGCTGCTGGAAGGCTTTACGAGAGAGATCCAGATCCCTCCCTTTTATGAAAGGCCCCCTGTCTGTGATCACAACAATCACCGACTTTGGCCCAAGTCTCACCTTTAGCTTCGTCCCAAAGGGCAGCGTCTTGTGGGCTGCTGTTAGCTGTTCAGGATCGAAGTAGCTGTATTTCCAGTTCAGGTGATGAGATGCTGTTGGCCGGCCTTTGTATTTAGCCCCGTAGTAGCTTGCTACAGCCTCCGTTTCAGTTGCATAGGGTCTTGACACTACCCAGCCAAATACGAGGCCACAGAGGGCGATTGTGCTGATTAGTTTCACGCTGCTGCCCCCTTTGAATTAACCTTTTTGAGCTGTTCTTCAATCCGCTTGGCTGAATTGTTTAACTCACTGAGTTTTGCTTTCAGCACTACCTCCTCAAGGTTTTTTCGGGAACAACTGTCAGCGTGTATCACTAACACCTCCAGCATAGTAGTGCTTGAAAAGTCGTAATATTTTGCCAACTTTTTTAATCTTTCAAAAACATCCGGGCGTAGTCGGTAGCTAACTGCAACCTTCTTAACCTTGCTTTTTTTTACTTTAATAAAGCTCACGCTGCTGCCCCCTTTCTGATGTTAAAGGCAGGAGTCTTCAGCATACTGACGTAGTTGGCCTTGGCTACCTCTGGGGTGTTGCCCAGCATCTCAGCAGCAAGCCAGACAGACTTAGTCTGAAGAGCTACCTGACTGCCGAAGTATTTACGCAGATCGTAAGCCTTCTTTTTGTTGGTAAAGCCCAGATCTGTCAGCTTGGCGTTTAATCGCCTCCAGACCTTATCTGTGCGCTCCGTCATAGAGCCGGCTAGGATGTGATCCCCCTCTTTGTTGTGGCTCTCAAACAGCTCCCTGTCGCTATCTGATTGGTAAGGCAGATCTCTGGGCTTGCCGTCCACCTTACTGACCAAGACAGAGAAAACGTGAGGCAGCAGCCAATGATGCTTGGCTCTGCCGGCTTCACTGTTACGAAGGCCATACTCTGCCATCAGCTTGAATGCGATGTAGAGCTGGGGATCAGAATCCTTGATGCTGTCGAAGTATTGAAACGCCTTCTCATACCTGCCATCTGTGGCAGCAGCCCAACCCTTGATCTTGGTCTGGCTCACCTTGAAGTTAAGAACGTCCCAGCCTTCTGGCAGCTCGTAGTACTGCAGCAGCTTGTCTGCCCAGATCGAGAGAGCACAGCGGAGGATGCTGGCAGCCTTATCCTTCCGCTTGGCCTTCTCCTCATCATCTCCAAACCTGCCTACGCAACTCTTCACCCACTTTTTCAGAACCTGAGCTGTGAGC